CAGTCTCCAGCTGTCGATAACAAAGACGCTGAGATCGTTTTTTATGACGTTGAGGTTTTTCCGAATCTCTTTTTAGTAAACTGGAAGATAGCCGGAGAGGGTCAAACTATCGTCAGGATGATCAATCCAAAACCCATTGATATTGAGAATCTTATGAAGTTCAGACTCATCGGATTTAACTGTCGACGGTATGACAATCACATTCTCTATGCAAGGCTTATGGGATATTCTAACGAACAGCTCTACAATCTTTCGCAAAGAATAATAAGCAATGAAAGCAAAAAAGCAAAAAGCAATAATTGTTTCTTTAGCGAAGCATATAACGTATCTTATACGGACGTTTATGATTTCTGTTCGAAAAAACAAAGCCTGAAAAAATGGGAAATAGAACTTGGTCTTCATCACCAGGAACTCGGAATACCTTGGGATCAGCCGGTTCCCGAAGAACTATGGACTAAGGTAGCCGAGTATTGCGACAATGATGTTATAGCTACCGAAGCGGTATTCAACGCTAGAAAAGCAGACTTTATAGCTCGTGAAATACTAGCGGATGTTGCGGGACTTACTGTAAATGATACCACGAATACTCTTACCACAAGAATTATATTCGGTAAAAACAGAAAGCCTCAGGATCAGTTTAATTATCGAGATATGGGTGATGTATCGCAGATATTCGATCCTGATTCCGATCTTCCCTGGTATTCTAAATACGATGAGTATACAGCATTTGATATTAAGAAACGCCCAATTTTCCCGGGGTATAAATTTGAAAAAGGTGTTTCAACATATCGTGGAGAGGTTATCGGAGAAGGTGGAAATGTTTATGCCATTCCTGGTATGTACGGCAACGTAGCATTGCTTGATATTGCTTCGATGCATCCCTCTTCGATAATAGCCGAGATGTTGTTCGGTCCTGAGTATACTAAGCGTTTTCAGGAGCTAAGAGACGCTCGTGTCCTTATCAAACATAAAGAGTTTGATAAAGCAAAAAAGATGCTCGGAGGTGCTTTGGCGAAGTACTTGACAGATGAGAGCAGTGCTGCCGATCTTGCTCAGGCTCTGAAAATAGCTATAAACTCTGTATATGGTCTTACGGCTGCAAACTTCGATAATCCGTTCCGTGATATTCGCAATAAGGATAACATAGTTGCGAAACGCGGAGCTTTGTTTATGGTCAACTTGAAGCACGAAGTTCAGAAACGAGGTTTCACTGTTGCTCATATAAAGACGGACTCTATAAAGATACCGGATGCAACTCCGGAAATAATAAAGTTCGTTATGGATTACGGAGAACTGTATGGATATTCTTTCGAACACGAAGCTACATACGACAAAATGTGTCTCGTTAATAACGCCGTATATATAGCAAAGTATGATACGGCCGAAAGATGTCAGGAGAAGTATGGATATATTCCGGGCGACAATAAAAAGCATTCTGGACAGTGGACCGCAACAGGAACTCAGTTCCAGATTCCTTATGTATTTAAGAAACTGTTCTCTCACGAAGACATTGTATTTGAGGATCTTTGTGAAACCAAGTCTGTTACAGGCGCTTTATATTTGGACATGAACGAGGATCTTCCGGATGTATCTTTAGAAGAGAAGGAACTTGCAAAGATGCTTAAAGACATAGACATTGATATTCTTACAAATCCGGAAACAGACGAAGCGAAAGAATACGAACGTCTTGAAAAGATAGTGTCGGACGGACACTATTATAAATTCATAGGAAAAGTCGGTCGATTCTGTCCTGTTATTCCGGGTACAGGTGGTGGACTTCTTGTAAGGGAGTCGAAAACCAAAACCGGCGGAAAGAAATACGATGCCGTGACTGGTACAAAGGGATATCGATGGATGGAATCTGAGATAGTCAGAAAAAACAATCTTGAAGACAATATTGACAGAGGCTACTACATCTCAATGGTCAACGATGCTTATAATGATATTTCCAAGTACGGTGATGTTGAATGGTTCGTATCTGAAGATCATTATGTAAGTGATAAGAAGATAGAAATGAAGAATTATATTTAGACAGGAGAATTACCATGTTTGTAAACGAAAATATTAAAATCGAAAATGCGAGATTGCTGTTTCGTAATTTTGCTGGAAAGGAATCGAAGTATAACAGAGAAGGAAACAGAAACTTCTGTGTTTACATCGACGATAAGGAGGAAGCTCTTAAGCTTATAGAAGACGGATGGAATGTAAAAGTATTTGCGCCGAGAAATGAACGAGGAAATGAGGAAGGGGATGAGATTCGCTATTATATTCAGGTAAGTGTGAGATTCGATTTCAATCCTCCGAACATCTATATGCTTACAAGAAAAAAGAAAGTTAAGATTACAGAAGACACCGTCGATAGTCTTGATTATGCAGAGATAAAGAATGTCGACCTCATCATTCGTCCTTACAATTGGGTAATCCAGGAGGGAACCAAGAATGAAAAGAGCGGAGTTAAGGCATACTTAAAGAGTATGTATATAACTATCGAAGAAGATGAGTTCGCCGATAAGTATGCGGATGAAAATTATGAGACTAATTCGGACTTACCGTTCTAATGATATTTGTAAAGTTATATAAAGTTATGTAAGGTTTTAAGAAGAGATGGCAGTTACTTCGAAGGCGACTGTCATCTCTTCAAATTATATTTTCAGAAAGGAGAATACCATGGGTGAACTGATATCGCTTTACGATTATCAAATAGACGCTTTAAAGCGAATGCGAAACGGATGCATATTATGCGGAGGTGTCGGAAGCGGAAAATCGAGAACTGCGTTGGCTTACTATTACGAACAGCAGGGAGGGATAATAGGTAAAGATGCAACAATGAAAAATCCGAAAGATCTTTATATTATTACAACGGCAAGAAAGAGGGATACTTTTGAGTGGGGAGGAGAGCTTGCACCGTTTCTTCTTTCGATACATCCTGAGTGTAATTACTATGGAAATAAAGTAATAGTGGATTCGTGGAACAACATTAAAAAGTATGTGAACGTTAAAGACGCGTTCTTTATATTTGACGAGCAGAGGGTGGTTGGGTATGGAGCTTGGGCGAAGGCGTTTTTAAAAATAACAAAGGTTAATGACTGGATCCTTCTTTCAGCTACGCCTGGTGATAAATGGGAGGATTATATTCCGGTATTCATAGCGAACGGATTTTATAGAAATAAAACACATTTTATAGAAGAACATATAAACTACAGATGGGATCCGAGAGGAAACTTTCTGAAAGTAGACAGTTATAGAAATACGGGACGTCTTATAAGACTTCGAAACAGACTTCTTATAAATATGGATTTTAAAAGAAAAACAATAGCACATCACAGTGACGTCATCGTTAGCTATGATATTTCAAAGTATAAAGAACTGATACGGACGAGATGGAGTCCGTGGAATGAAAGACCGATAGAAACAGCTTCTGAACTTTGTTATGGACTCAGACGCATCGTAAATGAAGATGATTCGAGATGTGTGGCTCTTCTTGAAATACTGGAGGATCATCCGAAAGCAATTATATTTTACAACTTCGATTATGAACTGATTATGCTTAAATCAATGATGTACGATCCGGATGTTGAAATAGCCGAATGGAACGGACATAAACATCAGGAGATACCCACCGGAGATAAATGGGTTTATCTTGTGCAATATACAGCCGGGTGCGAAGGATGGAATTGTATAACAACCGATACAATTATATTTTTCTCACAGAATTATTCATATAAGGTTATGGTGCAGGCATCCGGAAGGATTGATAGATTAAACACGCCGTATATCGATCTTTGGTATTATCATCTGAAGAGTAAGTCTGGTATAGACCTGGCTATCAGTAAAGCGCTCAGGCAAAAGAAAAATTTTAATGAAGGGCGATTTGTAGGGTGGACGACGAAACCGGCTGTAAATTAATCGCGAGAAAAACAGTTTATATTACGGAAAGGAGTGTATCAAAAATGAAATTTTGGGAAACAGATCTTGGTTGGATTAGAAACAATGACGGAGAGCAGAAAAACATTATAGCAAATGCGTTATGCAGCGATACGATCAAAACAACATTAATAGGAGGCGGTATTATAGCGGCTGGAGTGGCCTATATGATATTCAATTCTTTTAGAAATGGCGCTTTATCGGGTTATAACGCTGAGTATAATGTCATGAAGGATCTGAATTTGTTAGATCCAGAATCAGGACATCTTGAAAAACATGACGGGTATGTAAACGATTAACAAAAGAGAGTCTGTAAAAGACTCTCTATTTTTATGCGGAGGTAAAAAATGAAAAACAGTACAGATGTTGAAGTGATGGAATTCTTTGATATTTTATCGAAGACCACGTCGACGTTAAAGAAAAAGCAGCTGATTTCTGAGAAAGCCAGAGACAGGAATGTGTTATTATTTTTAGACTATCTTTTGAATCCGTTTTTTGTTACTGGTATTTCCGAAAAGAAGTTTAGACGACCTGTTAATTTGGCATTGGCAAAACTTTCAAATCGATTTAATTCGTTTCATGATTTGATGAATTATATTCGTGAGAATCATACAGGATCCGAAGAAGTTATGCTTACCGTTCATGGTTTTTTAATGTCAGTAAATGAAGAAATCCGATGGTTCTATGCAGGCATCATTACTAAGTCGATTAGACTCGGATGTGATGTTAAAACAGTGAATGATGCTCTTGGTTTTGAGCTTATACCAACGTGGGAAGTTCAGCAGGCATATAAAATAGATAATGTAAAGCTGAACGATAACGAATGGTTTAGTTTGAGCCAGAAACTTAACGGTGTGCGTGGAACATTCTTTGAAGGTAAAATAATAAGTCGACAGGGAAAAGAAATCTCTGGACTGGAACACATATTAAATGATATTCGCGAATTATTTATTAACACTGTTCCTGATCCTTATATGAACTACGAAGATTGGGTAATCGACGGAGAACTTATAAGGAATAATACGGACGGAGTTTCCGATAACGAGAATTTCAGAATAACGACAGGGATTTTGAATCAGGAAAACGGAGATAAAAGAGAAATACAGTTTGTAATCTTTGATATTTTACCGAAGGAAGAATTTATTCAAGGCGAGAGTAAACTTAGGTATAAAGATAGAAAAGAGATACTCAAAGAAACAGACTATATGATAAAATCTCTCGGATTGGAATCGATTAAAATTGTTGATATTTTGTACAGCGGCACTGATACAAAAATGATAGATGTTTGTCTCGACAAAATGATTAATGAAGACAAAGAAGGTCTTATGCTGAACAGGGATTCAAAGTATATGAGAAAAAGACACAGCGGAATTCTTAAAATTAAGCGATTCTATACGATGGATCTCAGAATCATTGATATTTTAGAAGGAAGTGGAAGATTAAAAGGTACTCTCGGAGCATTTGTCGTTCGGTATAAGGACAATATTCTTCGGGTAGGATCTGGGATTAGCGACGAGCAGCGTGATATTTTCTGGAACGAACGCGAGTCACTTATAGGCAGAGTTATAGAGGTAAAGTATAAGGAAGAAAGCAGAGATAAGGAAACCGGTAAACCGAGCCTTCAATTTCCTATTTTCATACGACTTAGAGAAGAAGGAAAACAAGTTAGTTATGATTGATATTTTTGAAAAGGAGAAGATATGACTATTTTAGATCAATTACGTTTAGGCGGAGAATTAAACGATAGAATGCAGAATCTTTTAATCTTTTGCGATTATAATCCTGAAAAAATCGGAATAATGATTTTAAAAGCGTGTGGTTATAAGGTGACAAAATATTTAAAAGGTGGGATTGCCGTCGAAGATAAGAATAAAAAGTTACTTTACTATGATGGTTGATTGATATTCTATTCGCAAATTTAACATCGAAATATATTGAAGAAATAGTGAGAGTATTTTATTAATAGAAGGAGAAATAAAAATGGGAATTAAAAATGCTCGAATTACAGAAACAATGCTCGGAAGAGAAGATCACGGAATACTTACATTTATGATATTTGTCGAATTCGATGGAGCCGGATGCGGAATAGGTGGATACGCTCTCGATTGCTATAATAAGAATTTAATGAAGCGCGTATATTCTCCTAAAAGTATGGAATGCATTGCAAAAATATTAGATACTGTCGGTGTTGACACGTGGGAGGAACTCACAGGAAAATACATACGAATAGAAGATGTCGAATGGGGTGGTGTAATCAATTCCATAGGCAATATTATCGAGGATAAATGGTTTAATTTAAAAGACTTTTTTAGTTCTGATGGAACAAATTATCGGTAATTATATTTAGAGGAAACAGAAAACCGATGACAGACAAGAATTGATATTTTTGCGCAAAATTAGCAACTCCTTTTATGGAAAGAAACAGCTTAATTTATTTTGAAAGGGGTTGTAATCATGAAATATTACAGAGTAAAAGCGTATGATAGAAAAGTAAAAATGGTGGAAGAAATTGAAAACATTTTACGTACTAACAGATACGACAGAACTTTGGACATTCCAAAAGATGATTGGGATGACCCTGAGAGGCATTACAGAATTAAGGACGAAATTAAAAACATATTAAACGAAAGAGAGATTTGGGTCTGATACAGACCCTTTCTCTTTTTATATTTTCCGCATATTTAGCATCTCCTTTTATGGAAAGAAATCGATTTAAAATTTGAAAGGAGAAACTATAAAATGAAAATAAAAATGAAAATAAAAATTGCGATTATAGCACTTGGTATGCGGATAGCAAAAAAGACATTTCAATATTTTGTTGACGTGATGAGAGAAGAAGGTTTCGAAGACGACATTGAAGAATCGATAAACGATCTTATGCAACATATTAGAGAGGGACTCATTTGAGTCTCTTTTCTTTTTTTTCGCAAAATTAGCATCTTCTTTTATGGAAGAAAAATATACTTTTACTGAAATGAAAGGAGAAAATAAAATGAAAAAAACAATAATAAACGGTACGATTAAATTTGTAAACGCGGTTCTTATAAGATTTATATCGGACATGATGATGTTGTTCGGCATAATCGTTATGAAACTAAAAGGTTACAATAAGGATGAAATAGTGTTAATTATTACTCACCATTTTATTGAACAGGGTAACTTTAAGTATTTAGTGTATTTCCGTGAAAGAGTAAAAAAGTTTGAAGAATTGGGACTCGTTTGAGTCTCTTTTCTTTTTTATTAACTATTATATTTTTCAAAAGGAGAAACAGTATGGAAACAAAGCGAAGAAGAGAAAGGTCGAAAAAGAAAATCAGAAAAGATCATATTTTCAGACTAAGAATGACTAACGATGAAAAAGAAATGCTTGTTAACATGTCAGTTATGACGAAAAAATCAAAATCGGAAATAGTTCGCAAAGCATTGACCGAATATTATATTTTGCTATTAAGAGAAGAAAAATTTAAAAGCGTTATTAAAAATTCTTTTTATGGGATGAGAGTTAATGATGATTCAAAGATAGCCGAGTATTACAACAATGATATTATAGCTACTGAAGCGACATTCAACGCTATAAAAACAGACTTTAGTGAAAAGGAGAAAATATAAGCATGAGTATGGATACATGGGCTAGAAAAGAAATAGAACTGGCAATAACAACCGAAAAAGAAGCGTCAAATTATAATAAAGACGAATGGGAATATGGAGTTAAATGCTATGAAAGTGCTTTAAAAGCATTTGATTGTCTTTTAAACGACGAGCACAGCGGATCAAGTATTAAGTTTACAAAAAGCATTCTTAACCGTCTTATAGACGGAAAATGTCTTACGCCGATTGAAGATACAAAAGATATTTGGGAATTAATAAGCGATCGAAACGGGGTAAGAGAGTATCAGTGTAAAAGAATGAGCAGTCTGTTTAAAACGGAGAAGGAATCTGGAGAAGTTATTTATACCGATATAGACAGGATCGTTTGTATTGATATTAATAATCCCGGAATGACTTATCACAGTGGTTTTGCAGCCAGATTCTTAAACAAACTTGTTCCGATAACAATGCCGTATCTTCCTGATCTCAGACCGTTCAGACTTTTTGAAGAGAGTTTTCTTTATGATAAGAATGCAGGGGATTTCGACACTATGGCTTTCCTTTACATTACTGCGCCTAACGGAGCTAAAATGGATATTTACAAATACTTCAAAGAAGACGAAAATAAAAAGTTCGTTTCGATAAGCAAAGAAGAGTATGAAAAACGTAAAGAGAAATTTTTAAAAGATGTTAAAAACAATATTAAATCTTAAAAATTATATTTTGGAGGTAATGAAAATGACAAGACCTGAAATTTTAGACACTGCAAAAAAGTGTGTATGCGGACAGAGAGAACAGGATTACGGCTCTCCGGAAAACAATTTTCAGATTATAGCTGATTTATGGAGTGCTTATTATGGACAAAAATTCACAGCACTTGATGTTTCTATGATGATGGCGCTTCTTAAAATCGCTCGTATAAGAACAGGAACGGCTACAGAAGACAGCTTTGTCGATGCTGCCGGATATATTGCTTGCGGCGGTGAGATAGCAACACTTAGAGAAACAAAGCTCGTTTCGATAAGCGAAAAAGAGTATAACAAACGTAAATTGACAGATGAAAATGTCGATTGGTAATTAATATTTTAAAGGAGAAATAATATGATCAAATATTGTCTTGAACGTTGGTATAAGAATAAGGATAAATTAGAAGAACATTTAAAAAACGACATTAATCTCAACAGCTGCGACTATTTATATTTGGTTAAATTAGTGACTAAATACATCCTCGAAGACGATTGGGACAGTGACAATATTACTGTTATAGACGATGGAGGATATCAAGGTTCATTACTTTTTGTAATCCACTATAATCATTTTACTCCTGGTCCAGGGGATTATCTTATGACATACGTGGATTACGGTTCGTGTAGTTATTGTGACACGCTTATGGGAATTCAAAATTTTGGCGAAGAAGTAACAGACGAGCAAGTTAAAGATTTCATGATATTATGCAAAGACTTGGTGACTAATATGGTTAGTCCGTTTAATAAGTATTCGGATGAGTTCAACGAAATTGAAGCGAAATTTTGAACCAATAAATTATATTTTAAAGGAGAAATAATATGAATGACTGTAACGATCATTTTCAAAAGACAATGATAACTGAGATTTCTAGAATAAGAAAAGACATGAACTTTCTTGTTCAAAACATTGAAAAAGATATTTCCAAGAATGTTTATGGAATAAAAAAGAATCTCGACAGCATCGCAAAGTATTCAGAGTTTAAAGAAAAAGTCGAACGTATAAAGATCGGCCTTTCTTCTTTGAATATAGAATTTCCTGAGTATAAAGAGCAAACCGAACCCAACGAAAAAAACGAAGACAATATATATGATATTTACATTATTGCTGTTGATTTCGACGGTACGCTCGTTACAAATGCGTATCCCGAAATAGGAGAGCCGGTTCAATCTGTGATTAACTATGTTAAGGACAAAAAAGAAAATGGAGCAAAAATCATTTTATGGACAAACAGAAACGGCTCGAAACTTAGAGAAGCGGTTTTATGGTGCGAACAAAATGATATTCATCTTGATGCTGTTAATGAAAATCTTACGGAAATGATAGATAAATTCGGAGACACAAGAAAGATATTTGCACATGAATATATAGACGACAGGTCTTTTAATCCGTTTTATGAGTGGTTAAAACCTAACATGGATGTTGGAGGTCAAGAATGAGCGAAGTAAATAACGGTAAAAATTTTCTGGATAACGAGGATATAAAAATATTAAAAAAGCTGTATCCGGAAATAAGCGACGAATTTGTGACATGGCTTTGTGAAAATGGATATTTTACAGCTCCGGCAAGCCATAAGTTTCACGGTGCATATGAGGGTGGTCTATACGATCACTCTTTTCTTGTTGCAAATACGCTTATTGACCTTACAGAAAAGAATAACCTGAAGTGGCAGAATAAAAGAAGCCCTGCTGTTATCGGATTATTCCATGATATTTGTAAGGTTGATTTGTATAAACATAAACAACAAGTATTTCATACGGATGAAGGCGATTTCCCTATGGATATAGTCGATCAATGGGAGTACAGAAATGATACTCTGCTTAAAGGTCATGGTGATAAATCGGTTATGATACTCGCAAGTCTTATTCAACTTACTGAGGAGGAAGTAATGTGTATACGTTATCATATGGGCGCCTTTACTGATAAGGAAGAGTGGAACTATTACACAAGAGCCGTAAGAACATATCCGAATGTTTTATGGACGCATCACGCTGATATGACAGCCGCGCATATATTTGGAGTTTAAAATGAAAGAACGACGTTTATTCAAAAAGCTTTTTATCAAACTTGTCGGATTATATTTAAAAGCTTTCAGAACGGACAAACCAGATAAAATAAAAAAGATATTTTTACAGGCTCAAAAATTAAGAATTGAAATTATTACTTACAGAGTTATCGGAGTGTTAACGGGGCATGAATACGCAATGCTCTATTACATGGTGTATCACTTAATTCATAGTACAAATGATATTTTAGAAAAGGAGAAAACAAATGATCAAAATTGAAAAGACATATGTGTCTGGCTGGGAGCAAGCTATAAGAGGAATGCGAAATCCTATGAATTCCTGGGATAAAAGCGATAGCACGTTCTGTCATTCTGACGGTGAGTACCATGATATTTTAGATAACACTGGACCCTCTCTTGAAGATGCAGGAACAATAATAGTTGGTTCGAACGACCTAAGTCTCATGAAAAAACTTGCAAAAGCGGGATCTGTTGATGCAAAATACAGAAGGATGATAGTGGTATATGCGGAC